TGGTGCATCCTTACAATTTCAGCGGTTGACTTTCCTTTGTACTTGTCAGGGATGTCATCTTCTTGTGGAGTTTCCTGCTCTACAGGCTCCTCAGTTATCTGACTTACTTCTTCTTGTTCGTTGTCTACGTCTTCAGGTGGACGCTCGTCTATTAGTGTTGCCATTATTAAACTCCGTGAGTAATCTCATTATGGAGGTGTATTATGCAGGGCTTCTTTGTTAAGAGTTGGCCTTGCGTTCTTGTTGCAGCTTCTGCGCCCTGTTCTTTTCCCATTGTCTGGTAGCACCCATAAAATCACCAGAGATAGGGTCAAGTTTACTTCGCACAGCACTTACAATTCTTGTTGCTATCTTGTCACAATCTAAGCAGGGGATGTGGGTACACTCTGAATCTGTGTAGCGTTCATTCGTGTGACCATGCTCGCAGCGAAACTCGTAGATAGCCCTCATTAGGCTACTACTTCTACTTCTTCTGCTTCTTCCTCTGCTTCTTCTGTAGCCTGTGCTTCGGCTGCTTCAATCTGTGCTTCAAGATTAAGTAGGCTGGCTATGACAGCGAGTTGTCCTTTGCGGAAGCGCAGGTCATCGTTGTCTTTGGTTAGCTCTACTGAGTTGATTACCGTTGCATTGTTCTGTAAGTCTTCCTGTAGCTGTTTCCAGCCATCAGAGGCAAACATTCTGTACATGTTACGGTAATATAGTTCAAGTTCTTTGCTGATCATACTGTTTCTCCGTTAAGGACAGTTGAGTTAATAGTAGTGTACCCTGTTATTATAACATAAAAGCATAAGAAAGTCAAGCTTTATTTCTTCTTTTTACTTGACTTCTCTGCTGGTTTGTTGTATATAGCGTCCCAGTTGCTAGCAAACTTGGCTGAATCAGTCTTTCTAGTGGCACTTCCCTTACCACCGTGTGTCTGACCCTTCACTTCTTTACTGGCTTCTTCTTAGGAGCCGTCTTCTTCTTAGGTGGTCTACCGACCTTTGTTCCGTATGTACCTTTACCGTATGGCATAGTATTCTCCTGTTATGTTTCATATAATGTACAATGTACATTTAAGTGTACGTTTGTTGCACTTTTATGTACCTATAAGTGTACTACCACTTAGATTTATCAGCCCAATAAGCTGCTGACATTTTACCTTTTGCTATGTTCTTACCGTGTCGTGCTTTGAAGCTGGCTCTCTTGGCTTTCATACGAGCAGATTCACCCGCCTTGGGTTTTCCTGCTGTGCTTGCCCCCTGTTCTCCATACCTAATCGTCTTGATTTTGTCACCTTCCTTCGCCACAACAACATGGCTTTTCTTTGGATGGTTGGGGGTACGCTTCGGTTTATTGAATCCATCAACACCTGCTCTAGCTAGTCTTGGGTCTTTTTTTACTGGCATTCTTAGCTCCTGTATTATCAGCTAGTTGTTTCTTTAGCTGTACAATTTCATTGTTTAGTTGCTCAAACTTTACATTTATCTGAGCTACTACGTTCTCTAAATCCCTTGTGCTAACCATTACTGTAGTCCTTGTGTCGGCATTTGCTGTGACATAGCTGGCTCTTGTGGTGCTGGAGTTGCTTCTACATTGCCTTCCTTAACCGCTACTTCTCGCTCCTTCAACAACTGCTTAGAGATTTCAAGACGCTTCTGGAACTCTTTGTCATCTGCGTCTCCAGCTTTAAGGTTTGTAGTAACAGCCTTGATACGATCAATCTCAAGCTCCTGTGGTATTGCCTGTGCTTCCACTGTAATCTTCTGCGCCCTAGCAGCAGACTCTTGTGCCTGTCCGTTGAGTGCAGCAGTCTGTGACTGTTGGAACTGTACCTGAGCTTGCTGTGCTGCCTGTGCTGCTTGCTGTGCTTCTGGGTTAGGCTGGTTAGCTTGCTCTAGTGTAGCAATCAACTCTTCACGGTTAGACAGGTTCATGTTGTCAATGATGGACATAACCAGCTTAGGATACATAGGCGTATCTGGTGACATGGTTTGTAGCAATTGAACAAGCTGTGTAACCTCATACTCACGAGCGATAATGCCTAGTGAGCTAGTAGTGTGGAACTTGTAGTCAGCTACTGGGTATAGCTCAGGCTCAAACTGCATGTAGCGGTAAGCAGCCTTCTGTACGAAAGGAATAAGGAAAGAGTCTTGGAAGTTGATCAAGGTACGCTTGTGACGCTTGATGATAGCGCCTAGTGACATAGAGACACCAGCAGCAGTAGCTTCACCATTGATAGAGCCAGCAATACCTGCTGAGTCAATAGCACCTGTGGCTGTCTGTACCATAGTCTGTAGCGACTGAGCCTGTGCAAAGGTGATCTGGTTGACTTGACCAAAGTTAAAGGGCTGTAGAATCTCAGCAGGGTTGCCGTTAGTGAGAATAGTTTTCCCCGGCTGTATACTGGGTTTAGCGCCTCTAGGCATACGAGAAGCGTCCATAGCCATCATTGGGTGTATGGTTAGTGCTAGAGCATCAATACGTGCGCGTAGTTCTGTGTCTAACGCCTTCTGGCTGTTATAGCCTTTCTCACATACTCCTCTGCCCCAGAAGCGGCTAGGAACGACATCCCATGGGAATGCTACGACTGGACGATCCTGCATCATGTACGGGTTCTTCTCAGCCTTTAGTAGTGTACCGCTGTTAGCGATAACAACCATAGCTTCTACATAGTAGGAATCATCCTCTTCATCGTCAAACTCTACAACCTCTGCATCTTCAGGAGATACATCCTTCATAGCCTTCTCAAGCAAGTGACGAGGAACAAGACCATAGTACTTAGTTAGACGAACCTTGTCCTGTTCAAAGCTAGTTAGCTCCTGATCAGGCTCAATGTCAAAGTCGCTGCTGGCTAACTCTACAGGTACGTCACGATAAACACCCTTCTCCTGTAGCTGCTCAACAAGGTGTGAAGATACATACTCATCTACTGCACAGCCCAATGCTGAATCAATGTCAGTGGCAACAGGGTCAATGAGGAAGTTCTGTGGCATGACAGGACGTAGCTTAACGCAGGTACGGTCAGAAATGGTAACACCTACTGCTTGTAACTCACCACCCATGACAGGCTGTGAAGCAGGTTTCATTTCCTTTTCTTCTTCTAAAACAATCTCAGCGATGCCTGTACCAAACACTGCTGCATTGATAAGACACTCAGCCACACCCTTGCGTATCTTGTTCTTTGCAAAGTCTTCTTCCAAGTAGCTACGCAGTGCAGCAACGTCCTGTGGGTTCTGGTCACGAACATCGTCTTTAATGTCAAAGAACTGACCACGACCAAAGGTGGCTTCTTCTAGCTCAGCAACGGAAGACTCTACAGCCTGCTGCAAGGCAGGGGAGATAATCTTAGATCGCTCTGACCTACGAGTTTGATCTTCAGCAGACCAGATGCCACGCCATAGGCGGTAGTACTCATCAAAGTTCTGCTGGTAGTTAGCACTGAAGTGATCTCGCCAGTCATCACACTTCTGGATTACCCAGTTTTCTAGGTGTTGCTCTGTAGCGAAATTCTCTTTATCTTCTAACATAGTTAATACCCTGCGTATTTATCTAGGAATTCGTAGTCTTCTTCTTCATAGTCGTAAGCATAGGAGACTTTGGCTAACTGGTCTATGTATGCTAGGCAATCTATCAAGTCATCGTGGACTAGTGGATTAGGGAACTGGAATAGCTCATCTAGGAACTCTGTGTTCCACTTACCCTTGTTTAATGTGATGTTGCCATGTTCAAAGCGTCCCTGCAATGCCCATACTATTCTATCTACTTTCTTCTTGTTGCCGTGGGTTAACTCTTCCACCCTAAAGAATCGTTGGTTCTTCTTCATCTGGTCGTTGAGGTAAGGGCTAACAGCGTTCTTTAACGCTCCTTTCTCAATTCCGACTGCGACTGGCTTGTACTTGCTGACTGCCCCGAAGATACGTCTGGCGGTCTCTTCAACGCCCCATCGCCCATATATGATATCAGCAACCCACCAGCCTTCCACGCCCGCTTTAACAACGGCAATGCCTGTTTGGTCAAGTCGTGCAGTTTTGGTAGTTGCTTTCTGTACGTCTGCAAATCCTGCCAAATCGACAGCAATATAATACTCACCATCTGTTGGCTCCTCTTCGCTAAACAATACATCTTCTTCTTTAAATAGTTCACTGCCATGCGCCTCAAAGGAAGCCATAAACTCCTGACGGAAACTAAAGGCTGACATACTCTTCTCAGCAGCCTTGATCTCGTTAGGGTCTAGTAGTGGGTTGTCAAAGCTGGTGAAGTGGTAACCTTCCCAGTCTTCATCTTTAGAAACACTTGCATAGGTGAATAGCTCGTAGAAGTGGTTACGTCCCATTGGCGTACCAATGAACATAGCAGAACCCTTCTGATCCGCTAAAGCAGGGCGTAGGATTTGTTCCCACACCTCTGGCTTCATGTCAGCGTACTCATCCATAACCAAGTACTTCAGGCTAACACCACGCATAGTCTCTGGTCTATCAGCACCCTTCAGCGTTAGCAACGCACCGTTGATAAACTTAATCTGTAGGTTGTTGACATGGCTTGAGGCTATGACACTATGCCCTAGCTCCAGTAGCATCTGCCACATGATGTCCCTAGCCTGACCCTGTGTAGGGGCAACATAGAACACCTGACCTTTCTTGGCTGACAAGCAGTTAAGGATTAACGCCCACGCAGCTAGTCTACTCTTACCTGTACGTCTACCAGCAGC